GCCTGCGTCAGAAAAGATGGTCGAACCTGCCGATTCCGACATGAGAGCGCCGAGAATGTATGTACGTCCCTGGACGCTGTTGGAACCTGAATTGGCATATGGATTGCCGACCAACACACCATCACTTGAGCGAGGTTGATTCTCACCGACTGTGAAACCAGCTGAGGTGACAGAACCATCAGTATTTCGCTTCCTACCGTCACCGACGCCAAGTACCCTGAGATACGTCACCGAACCAGCGTTACGAAGCCACTCAGTGACCGCCAGCGGTCCGAACTTCTTGCCGTCCGTAAGGCCAAACTTGGCATAGAAGTCACTGAGAAGACCCACGGTAACAGGTACGAAAGCCGGACCCTGAAGGGCCGTGCCGATGATGCCGGCAGGAACACCAACCGGTTCTTGTGCAACCGGACCGGAGAGATCAATCTCTTTTGCTGCAACGCCTGCGCTTCCAAATTTGAGCTGTGCCAAGTTAGTCTCCTGCTTCTCAACGATAGGTATCAATTACGACCCATATTTGGCGTTGAGCCACTTACGATTGCGACGAATAAATCTATCGTCGAATGAAGATCGCCTCTCTTTGCATAAAATGGCTCACCAATGTCAAATCAATGATCAACGTAATTTTTCCACGTGATTCTGCATGATTAGACAAATTGGACTCCCGAGTTCGTGATAATAAAGTCGATTGCAATGAACTCGATGACACGCGTCGGGACGACCACGATGCGGCCATTGAGCTTATTGAGATCAATGTCTTCCTGCGTGTTGTTCGTCTCATTACAGATGACCTGGAAGGCTTCGATGCCAGCCTGCGCCTGGATGAGGCCAAGCTGCAGCACCGAGTCTGCAACGAACTTGTTGCGAACCGCCGGGGTGTTCTGTTCGAACACCATCTTGTTGGCGATGTCGATGATGATGCGCTTGACTTCCAGAAGGAGCCGGCGCACGTTGACACGATCGAGGGCTGACTTGGCGACCTGCAGCGTCTTCTGACCGTAGATCACGAAGCCCAATCGCGGGAAGGTTGCGATCGGATTGATCCTGGCATCGTACAGCGAGTCCCTATCACTGACATTGAGTCTGACCTCAACGTTGGTGACGAAGTCGAGCGCCGCGCGATTGAAGCCTGCTGGAGCGAACCACGGGTATGCCACCCTATCGTTGAAGGCAAGTGCACCCATCGCCGCGACCGAGGCCGGTACCTTGAGGCGCCGACGATTGGTCAAGTCATCAATGAAGACGTTCGGGAAATACGTGCCAGCGTAGTTGTTGTCTACAACGCGAGAGCTGAACGCCGACGTTGTCCTGATTACGTCCGGACGTCCAGTCGAATCATCGTACAGGCGATTACTTGACTCGTCGTATGACGCGATGTCCATAACGTAATAGGCCAGGCCATAGTCACGAATCTTCTTCATCGCATAGTCAGAAACGAAGGACTCGCGAATACCTGGGATCGCCAGGATGTTGGTGTTGACCATCATTGGGTCGGTCATGATGTCAATGGCCGTCGTGTAGGACAGCACTGACGAATTGCTCTGTCCACTACCGTTCGGATTGATCAACATGCCAGGAGCAGCATAGTTGGCTTCAGCACCACCACCGGTGTCGAAGGACGTCGCTCGATCATTGAGGCGGCGCGCGTTACTGTCCAGGACATTGACGCCGTCGAAGCCACCGTACATCATGTTGGTGAACTTCATGAAGCTCGAACCTCTATTAAAATTCGCAGCCGTATCCTTGGCCAACAACGTTGCAAACGTGATGCGCTTGCCGATGCTTGTGTTGATGGTGTAGTCAGCCACATCTAGTATGCCGTTGCGGAGATATGCCGCTTCACGCATGTGATCATTGAGTGCACTTGTAATGTGGTTGATGCTCGTGTTGGAGAACGCCACCTTTGCCAACGTGAACTTGTTGTCATTGAACTGGTCGGCACCCGCGCCTGTGACCAGGGTGTCGAGCTGCTCGATGCCAAGGAATTGAGTATACGCCGCCAACAACCCATTCTTTTCAGAACTCAGGTTATTGTTGAGCGGATCTGTATTGCGCTCAAATTTGATGCCCCAGTATAGCTGTGAACTCACCAACTCTGTCGGGCCCGGAGCACCTTCAAAGGTGCCGCCCGTCAGAACGTTGCCCTTTGTGATCTTGAACCGAAATGGAACAGGCGGTAGGATCGAGCCTGATAAGGCAGAACCTGAACTGACACCCAACACTCCAACGATCCTAGGCGATGAAGACTCAGTGTCAGTCAGAGTGTCATTGGTCTTGAGAACGCGAATGCCACGAAACCCAAAAGGCAGCGTCTTCCCAGGGACAAGGCCCCTATTGACGGCATCGGAAACGATGACACGGACCAACTTCGAGATGTTCGGGTACTTACCTGTTGCAACCACGCGCCGCTCAGTAACGATCGACGAGTCAAAGTTATAGAAGACCTTGCGGTCACCGATCAATTTGGCAATATAATTGTCAGCGTTCGGGTCGAGCGAACAATTATTGAATGACTCCAGAACCTGTGGGTTCTGGTCCGTGTCATTGTAATCCCTGATCTGCACCGTAAAGGTGCCATACGGTTTGGCGTCGTCTAACGATGCCTTAAGATTGGTGATCGAAATCTTGTAGAGAGTGTTGGCAAACGCACCATCGTCCAGCGCCTCAAAATAGAATAGGTCGTGCTCTGTCACACCAAAAGGTTGTGAGATGAACCAGGTCGATTTAGGCGTCTTGTAACGTGTGTCGAAGGCGCCGAAGGCCTTACGAAATACCAACGTTGTGTCACCAGAATTCGTGCTGGTCAGTGCAGAGCCTGATAGGACGGCAACGCTCACTGGCGTCGCCACCTCATCATCGACGGCAAAGTCACTGTAGAGCATGTGTTGTTCGGAGACGAAACGATCCGGATTGGTGTTCAGAACCTTGCCGAAGTAGTCAGAATCCGTCGGGTTGAGCGACGCAGAAAAAATCTTGATGCCAGGGTTACCGTCATTGTTGACGTAACCGTTACCCAAGGTGCTCGAAATGATGAGCTTGAACTTACCGTTGACGGGCGTGGCCAAATCATCAGGGCCGGCAGCTGTGAAGGCGCCGACCGCGGACTCGTTGCCATCGAGGACCATCATCCTGGCGCCGGAAGCCAGCATCACCACGCCACGAACAAGGTTGGCAAAGCCACCACTGAAGCTGCGGTTGTCAGTGAACATCGGCATGCCGTAGGCTTCATTAGTCTGCAACATGTGTCGAGCGACCAAGAATTGAACGGCGCCGACGTGACGACCAAGCGAGTCGTGCGATGCCAGAGCACCATCTAGGCGAAAGCCTGCATTCTTGACGCGGCCCGTCGTCTGAGTTGTCGTGATGTCACTGTCGGTTGCATTCGAACCTGCACCCAAGACCCTGAGGTATGTCAAGGCGGCGCGGTGCTTCAAAAATTCATTGACGGCATAAGGACCAAACCTCTTTGGATCGAGGTTGCCGAACGTGTCGATGAATTCATCAAAATTTGCAACAGTGACTGGGACGAAGGCTGGTCCCTTATTGGAGGTACCAATCACTCCCGCGGGGACACCGACCGGGCCACGCAATTGGGGTGCAGACAGGTCGATCTCACGTTCAAAGAAATTTGGCGACCTGAAAGTTCGTTCAGTTCCGGACATTACCGTGCTCCTCTACGCGTTGTGGAATCGCTAAGATAACTATCATACGCGAGCCTGAAGTACCGACATGCTGAGACGTCTAGGACTCACAAAAGCGAATACCACGATACAACCACGCAACAATTGCCGCAGAAGACGATTGGTCCATTAATAATGTTTACGACCCTCAAGAGTGCGTCAAAATTAAGCACTACACCGTCAATCTTCTGTGATCACGATGGTCAGACCGCCGAGGTCGGTGTCAGGCGCAAACACAGTTTCTCCAGTGAATGCATTAGTAGATACTACACGAACGTACTTGGTGACCACCTGACCATTCGCATTTAGGCCCGTGATCTTTTTGTACTTGTTGGGTTGACGACCCCTTGGCAACGCCTGCAATGCCGGATCATCGGGCGGTGTGTTCTCTCGATTTGGGAACAGACGTGTCCTACCCGTCCTTCGCTGGTCACGTCGCTGATTCTTGACATCATCCATGGGTAGCGTCGGATCATCAGCCCCCAAGAAAGGATCGTCAATGCCGTCGCTGTCAGTCTGTTCATTGACGTCAAGACT